TTGTGCATGGTCATTGGTATACTGAGATAGGTGAATGGAGTCATCTTGAGACTACGAACCCGGTCGTATCTTAAACACATCTCAATGGCATGTGTGCAGCAATCAGTCATGATGGCATACGGAGCACCGGTGTACTGGGCCAGTATCTTTTCAAATTCAAGGACTTTTTCTTTATTACCACCGCTGCCATCGGCCTTGTAGACTTTCTCGGCCAACGACACAACTTCTTCTGACATATTATTCCTCAATGATTATATTTCTCAAATCGGGATACTGCACAAACACAGGTGCTTGTGATTTATATTGTGCCAGCAGTTCCAGTCCACGCACTGCATCTTCGACACTGGGCCGGTAATGATATCCCAGCTGGAAAGTTTTTTGTGACTCCCAGGGTGAGATATTTAGGTCGCGGCCATCATATCTTTGTTTTATGATCACATCATATGCCCGCCGATTATCCAGCAGTATAGCACCGCCGTGCCCTATCTCTAAAGGCTTATTGCGTCCAAAACTCAAGCATTGCATCTGTCCCGACATGTACATGTCAGATTCCAGTCGACGAGCACTGTCCCAGATCCTGGTATAGGCAAAATTATAGTCTCCTGCCCAAGTTTGTGTTTTCTCGTCCAGATACACATAGTCAATGCCCAGTTTGTGCATGGTCATTGGTATGCTGAGATAGGTGAATGGAGTCATCTTGAGACCTTTTACTCGATCATACTGTAAGCACATCTCAATGGCATGGGTGCAGCAATCAGTCATGATCGCATAAGGAGCACCGGTGTATTTGGCCAGTGCCCGTTCAAATTCCAATATCTTATCGAGCATACCAGTTCCATGCATGTTGTATCATATCATCTAATTCATGGTGCATCCAGTTGCCTGCAGCCATTCCAAACTTGGCAGCACTGGCAGTGAGCACAGGCGGATCGCCCGGTCGTGGCTGACCAAGTTGAACTGTCACAGCACTACCAGTGACCCGTTGTGCTGCATCGATGATTTCTCTATTGCTGGTTCCGTTGTTGGATCCAAGATTGTACACACCTGCTGCGACTTTTGAATCCAGCGCCATCACATGTGCTTGGGCAATATCGGCCACATGCACATAGTCACGAACACAGGTTCCGTCAGGGGTAGGATAGTCAATGCCGTTAAGCACAAATTCTTTATTGTCTCTGGTGCTTTCTAACACTCTGGCAATGATGTGTGTGGCACCGGGCTCTTGTCCATGCCTGCCTTCGGGATCAGCGCCGCAGGCATTGAAGAAACGGAATGCCACATAATCCAACCCGTATGCTCGGTGATAACTCTCCAGGATCTGTTCCACCATGCGCTTGCTTTCACCATATGGACTCATGGGTTCGCAAGGATCCACTTCATGACATGGAGTCATGATGGGCTCTCCATACACCGCTGCACTGGAACTGAAAATCACTCTGGTCTTGGGTAGAGCACTCATCACGATATCCAACATGTGGATGGTCTTGACCACATTGTTGTGATAGTAATCACTAGGATGCTTCATGCTGGGACCAACCAAGCTGGTGCCAGCACAATGTACAATGGCAGCAGGAACAAACTGTATCAATTTTGTTTTGGCCTGATCGCTGTCGATGTCTGCCTGCTCAAACTGATCAAACACTTCCGTGAGATGTCGAGGGCAAGGTCTGCGATCAATACCCTGGACTTCGTGGCCAGCGTCTTTTAATGCCAGTGCCACCTGGCCACCAATGTAGCCTGCTGCACCTGTTACTGCTACTTTACTCATCAGTATTTGTACTCTCTAGTGTGCTTGCGATAGTCAGTGCTCATACGCAACAGGTCTTCTCTGTCGCCTTGCAAGATGTCAATGGTTCGGTCGATTGTTCCGTTGTTGTAGTCGCTGATTGCTCCCATGGCTGGATGTGGGCGATCCAATAACGCTTCCAGTTTGTCCATAGCATCGCCAATGCTCCAAGGCACATAAAGACGACTATGGTCGTTGGCAAAAGTTTCAGGGAAACTGCGATAAGCAGGATACAGCACATTGCATCCGAGAGCATCAGCCTCACTGACTGTGTTTGAAACCCAATCCTGTAACGCACAGTTGAATACCACACGGCTATCATTAACAATATTGTAGTATTCATTCTTTTCCAAGTCCTCATAGATTGTGAGTAGTCCACGTTCGACCAAGTCACGGGTACGTTGCATGTAACTGTCGCTATTGGATTTCAACCGGCCGCCACTGCACACACAGAATTCAACCTCTTCCAATCCTGGTTGACTATTCCATGCTTCGATCAAGTCCATGTAGAAGTCCGGTTGCTTTTCTTGATCCCATCGTGCAGAGAACACCACACGATATTTGCGTTCACGGAATGGTTTGATCTCGGCCACACGACTCTGCACTTCTGCTTTGCCAAATGCCAAGCCCGAGATATTGTAGACGGGAGCAGTCCAACCTGCAATCTTCATGTGCATTACCATTTCTTCGTTGGTTGCTAGTATGCCATCTACGAACGAATCAACCATTTTTTCGTAGTTACCCATCCAAGTAGACATGCCCCAAATGTGTACAAAATCATCAGGATCAATAGACTGAGCAAGGCATCTGACAAAAATGCGAGGGCGCATGTCCACTGGAATTTGATCCATGATATAAGGCAGGCTCTCGATGCCGGGCTGAAACATGTCCTCAAAGTAGACCACATCTTCATTGTTTAGTTCTCCTGCTTTCATCATGCGGATCAAGTTCATCAGCTGGCTCATGCCAAAGTATGTGCGTCCATGTGCGTCCAGCACTTGCCCTGTCACAATGGCTTGATCATTGCTGAGTGTTTCGCCGGGCACCACAACATAGTCAAGGCCGCGGCGATCAAACACCGCAGTGTTCCAGTCTTGCAGTTGCAGGGTATAACGAGCCTTGTATGGCTCTAGCCCCATGTAGTACAGTTTTCTCATGTGCGATATCCTGCCAGTCGACGGGTATCCTCGTCCCACATGTTCTTGGCCGGCTTGCCCTGGCTGTGTTTGTTGAATTGTTGGAATGCATAACTACGGAAGTTATACAAGTCCGCCTCGTTGAATTTGTAACCATAATCCACGCAGAACTCGCGGTACTGATCCAGATCGTCCAGTGCTTGTTCTGTGCGGGGATTGTGTTTGATAATAGGCTTGGCCATGGTTTCCTCTTATAGTTTGATTGATAAAACAGGTTGGGTGAGATTGTATTGTATCGTGGCGCCGTTCTCGCCATCCTCGGCAACCTCGATCCAGATGGTACGGTTGGGATAGCGGTTGGCGATCTGTATATACAGATCATCACTAATCATCTCGCAGCTCTTGTGGTCTAGAGCGAGAGTGGAATCACGATACAGATTCTCGAGCCATCGCTTGAACTGGATGAACTCGATGTCCCGGTCATTGTGGAACACATCGATCCACACCCGGAAATGAAACATGTGACGATGAGGATTAGCAAGAAACGATACATCATATTCATCTCCGGTGGCCAGGGCAGGATCTGTGGCAGCGGCTGGATATTTATGGATGCCTTCTTTGCGGAATGTGACCCAGATCTTGCGATCTGCTTTTTCACGCACGGTAGTGCGTTGTTCTGCTAGTGATTGTTCTCTTTGATTCATAATGTTTCGTCCTTGGAGTATTTAGACCAGTCAGTAAAGTGATCCCAATTTTGTAAGTCGTGTATGCTGTGGCACCAAACTCCAGGATTGGTGGCAGCAAAGTCTTTGTCGTCCAGTTTGAGTGTGGCGTTATAGCCCAGTTGTCGTATGTAAGGCATCTTGACCGAGATCATGGGAATGAAGTTGCGATAATCACACAATCCTGATTCTAGTAGGCCTTCCACACATCGAACATCTATATCCAGGGTACATAGATAGTCGCGATCAAGAAAGCTGCGGATCATGTCTTCCCAGGGCTTCCACGCAGCAGCATCATTCATATGTGGATTAGGGAAACTCTGATCAGCACCAAAGTAGATATGACCCCGTCCATTCAAGTGATGTCCAATCCATTCCTCTTGTTGAATACCAACCACAAACAATGTGGGCATACCAAATGCTGGAGTGTGCTCGACTTCTGTGCCGTAAAAGAACTTGGTGTCTTCATGACCTTCTCGGTTCATACCTGATCCTGTTCAAGTTGTTGTAATGCTTCAGAGTTTAACAGATCTTCAGGATCACTGTCAACCTCTACCACATCGAACAATGCCGAAAACTGTGTATTGGCATTCATGGTCTTCTTGCCTTTGAATCCGCGTGTGCCAACAATGTCCATCCAGTATCTGGTGTATGACTCAATGATGGCTTCGGATTCGGCACGGTCAGATGTGGCAAATATGGCTTCCACAATGTGATCAAATCGAGCATGATCACCTTTCTCATTCCACATCATATAAGGCCATGACCCAGAATCAAATGTTCTATTGGCTCGTTGCACTGCTTCCAGGTGCATCCAAACATTGTGCCCCATCAGCAATGCATATGAGAATGAGTCCCAAGATGTCTTACCTTCTTTGCCGATCTTGTTTAGATCACCGGGCCGGTAGATGCAGATGTCTTTCATGGTGAACAATCGACTCAATGGACTTTCGTCAAAATGATTGACCAGTCCATCCGCTACCACTGCTTGCCCATACGGTCGTGTGTCTGTGCTGTATTTCTTGTCATCTGCGATGGGGCTCATCCTATAGCACCACTTGTCGTTGTGCGGCAAGTCAATGTGATGATACACTTGACCATTAGCAGTGGCAAGGAATGGGCTGGCACAATCAAAGGATATAGTGAAATCTGGGTTGACATATTTCCTAACTGCCCTTTGAATCACGGTGAGTAGCACAGCCCATTCCAACTTTGATGTGCCCAAGAAGTGCATCCAATCATGAACACCTTGTTGTAGTAGGTTGTCATGTCTCAACGCCACCAGTCGCTTGAGCACAAGATGCACATCGCACATGTTCTGACCGCCCATGGCCCAACCATCAAAGTGCTTGCCCGGGTATTGTTGTGGATCACAGTAGTGCTTCATGGTCTGATACCATTGCTCTGCTGACGTATGGTTATCGCCTTGCAGCACATTCAAGAACCGAGCACCACCAGCATCTTTGCCCTTGCGGTTAGACATGAAGTATTCGTTGTTAAACTTGGTAGCATCCACAGCTTCTTGCAGTGTGGTGATCTGGCATGCTGCACTGGCCTTCTTGTCATGGATCACCCAGGTTGGAATATCTAGGATCATGCCATAGTCACTCAGCGTGTCTAACCATGTAAAGATAGCAGCCCTCTTCTTTTGTGCTTTTGCACAGCCCGAATTAGCACGCCAGTCGCCTTCCCACAAGCCCTTGGCAATCTGGAATCCGCCAGAGTCGCCTAGGATAAAACTACCCGGTTCTCTGTTGCGAACCATGTCCTCCGACCAGTCCTGCTTGTTGAGATCTAGGTTGGCATGCCCACCTGAATACAGACTCCACTGATATGGAAACAGCGCCTTGGTGCTGTTGAGCCAATTCATCTGTTCCATATCAGTTAGCCCCACTGGCAGTCGTGCAGGATCCACATACGGTTCACTGCGTTGCTTGCCTATGAATGTGGCGTAGAAACCAGAGATTGCCGGAAGGAACACAGCATAGTCGTTCTGCTTGGCTGTGAGATTGTCTTGTTTAGTTGTCATGTTTATAAAATTTCACCGATTCTATCAGTGCGTAATCTGCTGCAAATACTTCACGAAATTTACTATAATATTTAGGTCGACTCAATAACTCCTGCCAAATTTTTGCGGCTCGTTTGGTGATTGAATCTGTTTCCTGTTCGTTGATTGGATCAGGAGTATTAAAATTTATATTGCGACTGTGAAAAAAGTGCTCTACATTACGTGACAGATCTGAGTTGCAATAAAAATACACAACACGAGATAGATCCAACCCAGCGATAAAATCTGTCTGTTTAGCACTGTGCTCATCATACAACCATGATTCAAGATTGTCAAACAAATTGTCGGTCTGATTGGCATTTTCCGCTATGATTGGAATTTCTTCACGAGCAGGACAATTTGAGATCCACCGTTTTACGGGGTCTCTCAATATGATCAACGGAACAAAATCTGCAAGATCCTCTGTGACAAAATTGATACCTGACCATCCGCCTCCGGGCATGGTAGACAAGTATTTTCGCATCCACATGCTTGCACACTTGGGTATGTGAAAATAACACAATTTTAATTGTTGATTCGCAGATCCTTCGCCATACACATGACTACTGGTCCAAGTAGCTCCGGGAAATCGCGACATTATTTGGTCTGTGCAGGCAAGATGTAGTTGTAAACAGCCAGGCCCGAATCCACGGTGATCTGCATGCAGCCATCATCGGAGATCTTCATGGTCTTGTCACCAGTGAGACCCAAGATGCTCATGACCTGTGACACAGGCCAACTCCATGTGTGTTTGAGTGTGCCAGTGATATCGTGTTGGAACACAAAGCTACCACTGTGAGTGGAGTGATCACCGAAGAAAAACTTGAGATTCTTGTTTTCGGTCTTGACCTGGAAGTTCTGTTCTTCTGAGTTGGCCTGAGCCTGCATACGGAGACGTTGAACAGCAGCCACCGTGGGCTCAAACGTGATGTGCCAGTTCACGCCCTTGAATTTCAGTGTCTTGAGTTTTTCGTTTATGATCTCTGACGCCATGAATCTATAGTTGTTGCGGAAGTCTCCCACCTTGTTTTCAAACGTGATACCATCGGGTTCTCCGGTGGTGCGCCGGGTGATGGTCAACTTGGCATCTTCTCGATATTCCTGCAGGTTCAGCAAGGTCTTGAGTTTGCCGCCGTTGGGCATGCCAAAAACACCAACAAAGTCAGCCACAGGATTTGCGAACTGTGCTTCCAGGATCACTGATTTGTCTTCGGCAACACCGTTCACCGCGGTGTCAGCATCGGTTCCGGTCACCTTGATCAAGTCAATGCAGCCGAGATCATAAGTGTGTTGTACTAGGTCTAATAGATGGTCTTTCATTTGTTTTTCCTTTGGTTAAATAGTGATCGAAGATATTCTTCGGGATAATTCTTTGAATCAAGATATGTAGATATGGTTCGTCGAACTTTTTTGATGTTGAATTCACGCTTGGTCTTGGCCTCACTGATATCCACATTTAAAACGCCAGCCAATTCAATCAACATTGTCAAGTCCAGTTGATTATATAGATCTTGTATAGATTTGTCAACAACTTCTGGCATCAAGTTGACCTTTTTGAAGATGCCGGCCAAGGTCTGTGCCCCACGGATACTGTCAAGCATGCCCGGTTTGCGTAACTCCAGCCACGAAGTGTTTGCATGATCATGATGATCATAGGTGATTTCAAATCCTAGTTTTTTCGCATGTGCTCGTATCAGCCGCCCAGGAGTGTAACAACAGAAGTGATGTTCGGTCAATCCCACAGCTCTCCAATGATCACAATCATTAAAACTGAATAACAAACTGCCACCCGATCGCAACAATGCAAATATTTCATCTAGATACTGTTGTAACACTTCCCAAGGTTTGAATTCAAAGTATCGGAACGCATACACAAATCCGAACTGCTGCAGAGGAAGATTCCAAAATATGTCTTGCTGTGTGTATTCATCTATCACATAGTAACGCAATCTGCGTTGATACTCCGGAGTGAACAAACAGGTCACAGGGTCCAGCAGAGCCTGATCAGTGTCTACCAGATACAACGGATCCAGGGCCACCAAGCTCTCCAGCCCAGGACCATGCGCCGGGCGAATCACCATACCTGGATATCGCCAGTCGGTATATGTGATCAATCTGTCAAGCAACAGTTTTTCGGTAACAGGATCCAGGGATCGGGTTCGTTGTAGGATATAAGGCACCGGATCCGATCTCAAGCCCTGCCGATAAAGATCGGTACTGTTGGCAAAGTATATGGGCTCGTACTGCTGGATCAACTCATGAACGTCTTGACGCAGTTGCTGTAATTTTTGGTCATACTGTTGCAGACAGGCTGCCATGCTGGCCTGAATCGAAATCATATCTGCTGCATGATCACCGGCCTGTATTTCACTATGCTGTACTGTATGGGTGATCTTGGTGACTTCTGCCATGGCTGTGGCAGCAGCCTCATGCACACCCAGTGTGTCAAGATGATTTAGATATCTAACTACGGAGCTGAGTTTCATTCAAACGAAAATAAACTGGTAAATGTGTTGGCTGTGTTGGTGCTGCTCTTCAGATCCCAGCCCAGCACACCCAAGAGATTGTCGATCTTCTGATCCACCACAGTGGCTTCCATCTCACCATCCGCAAACGGCAAGTCTTTGAACCACTGTGGCAAGTGCATCTCATCTGTGGGATAGCCAATACTGGTCCACCCTAGTGCATTGGGTTTGAGCTTGCACACGATGGTCTTCATGCCATCCACAATCTGCATGGAGTAGTTGTCCGAATTCATGCGCCGCAGATTGTTCCAGTTCATGGCTGCTCGCACATGCCCGGGCATGTTGGCTTTGCCCAGACGTTCTTCTTCTTTTCTGTACTTGGTCAAGTTGTTCACACGCTTGGGCGACCCTTTTTCCCAGCCCGGTCGTTCCATGAATATGTATTTGAACTCTCTTATGCGTGTCACGATCTCATCCTTCTGTGTTCCTGTTAGTACCTTATTTAGAATCTCGCTCAGGAACTCTTGAATAATCACAGGTGTGTCACTTCGTTTCAGATCCAGGCCCATGGCCTTGACCTTGCCGGGCTTGCCATTCACATCCACACGCTTGTTCTCTTTGTCGATGTACAGCACAGCATAACGCTTCTTGGTGATGAACAGACCAGTTTTAGCAACAATTTCTCGACCACCACGGATCACAGATCCCATGTCTCTTGGACAGTGGAATGCCTGTTCCATAAAGCTAGGAAATGAATCATTCACCTGATCTGCTATGGAGTTGTACAATGCGATACAGGTCTCGGCTGACCATTCCATGCGGCCTTCGGCAACTTCCTTCTCCAGCATGGGCCATGCTGAGAAGTAACAAGAGTCTGTGTCACCGTAGATGATACTTTTACCCGAGTGGTCATATTCGCCAGTGATGCATTCGTTCACATGTGCATCCATGTGCTTGGCAATACTGCGACCTACCAGGGTGGTTGATTGACCGATGCGCTTGTCAAAGAATCTGCAACCGGCATTCAAGATGGCACCATACAAGCTGTTCAAGTTGATCTTCTTGACCAGTTGGCGTTTGTCCCAGTATTCAAATTGCACATCATCCTTGCCTTCGTATTCTCGGGCTTTTTTCTGCATGTCTTTGCGTTCGCTATACCAACGCTTGAGCAAGCCTGGGATCACAGCTTCTTTCTCGTAAGTGAAGATAGTACCGTTGGCACTCAAGATCCAAGGCTGATTTGAATCAAAGATCATCTTCCATATCTCGGCGCCGGAGTGTATGGTCTCTGCACCATCCTGCCAGTCGATGGTGATCTCGGTGCCGCGTTGCTGTTCCATCACGGCTGTGTATTCCAGGCTGGCAAACAGACCCTCCCAGGCAGCAGCAAAGCTGTCTCCTCGAGCCATCTTGTCCTTGATCAGCCCGTCGGTCATTATGGGCCGCAGTTGACCAACAATGGTTTCCTGCCCCATGTTAAGGGCCCTAATAGCACTGGGATAGAGCGAGTTAATGTCAATACTACCGATCCATTCGTGGATGCCTTTTTTGGGATAAGCAACATAGGCACCTGCGGCTTGCGTGTCTTCATCTGTGAGTCTTTCTTTACGGTTGGGAACTACCATACCACGTTCATGAGCTTCTACGATGATGGCCTGCTCAGTCACTGCCACTGCACCCATTGTGGTCTGCAACAGCACGGTATTCTCATGTGCCAGGGTGTTGGCCAGACTCAAGAAACGCAGTTTCTTATCCAGCTTGCCTATCAACATTGTGTCCTGGCGATTGTAATCAATAAAGGTCTTGAAGTTCTGATTGTAAAGTTGATCCAGGGTGCCTTCAAACGCAGTCTTGCGACCAATCTCTTCGTATTCACCAATGGCATCTAGTGCATAACTGTGCCGCTCTTCGTAGGTGTATTTGCGATACAGTTGCATATAGTCCATATGCACACGACCCACCAAGTCAAAGGTCTCGTTCTCCGCACCAAAGCGTTCGAACATGCGCTGCTTGGGAAACTGATTCCACAAACACATGCGCCGTGTGTCATCTTTGCTCAGTACCCTACAGATGCGATTAACTGTGTAAGGTATGTCGTAGCCTTCCGAGTTCCAGCCAGTGAGGATGTCAGCGTCTTGAATCAAGTCTAGGAATGATTTCAGCATGTCTGCTTCTTGTTCAAACACGAAGCAGTTGGTAAATTCACTGGCGATGTCTTGTGCTGTTTCCATGCTCATGTGCTTGGGGGGCACGGCCAAGGTCACAAGTTGATCCAACCAATCCATGTATACGGATATGGCTGTGACCGGATTGAATGGATCACTCACCGGTGAGAATCCGCGTTCAGGATCAAAGTCTACTTCGATGTCAAAGAATGCCGTGTGTAGTTTAGGGCCATCTTGGCCTTTGTAGTTGTCCTCCAAGCAGCGAAATATGGGATTGATATCCGACTCATAGATCTTCTTGCTCGAGTGCATGCGAACTTCCTTGCGGAACTCTTTGTTGTTCTTTGAAGAAAATCTTGCCACAGGTGTGCCGTATATTGATTGAAACTTGCCTCGGGGGTCGTCGTAGTAGAACACATAGTTGGCGGGATATTCGCGATAGATTCTTTCGCCATTTTTCCTTTCAACCACATGTATGCGATCGTGTGCTCGATCATAAAGTGCGTCAACATATGACATAAAAATTATCTTTCTTTCCGTTTATGGCCGGTGTACCATTATTCATGTTCGTAAAGTGAACGACTCTCAATTGCTCTGTGATAGCAACTTTATCAGTCCTATGCTGTCGATTATACTTAGTATAAGATAGTTGCCCAGGATGCCAAAGCTACCACGAGTATACGCGCACCAGGACATGATCAAGCAGCCAGAGATCCACGCCATGTACAAAGTTATGAATGGCAGGTGAGGCACAGTGACCGCATAGGTAATGCTACAGCCCAGTGATATAGCCCACCCTAGCAATTCCAAACAAAAGCGCAGAGGATATGCACGAAAATCTGCTCGTATGTAATCTGCTGTTCCGGACCGCCAGGTATTAAAGGATTGTGCCATGTTTTTTTATCATTTCTAAATCTTGTTGAATGCTGTTTTGATAGGACTCAATTTCTGACTGCGTGATTTCCTGTGAGTTCAATTGTTCGAATCAGACATAACATTGATCAATGTTGATTATAAGTTCCCTGTTGTTATAGGGACTCTTGTCCTGCAGGGTCAGATCTATGGGCTTTTTTGATATCCAATTTAGAAAACAAGTAATACGGATCGGAGATCAACTCCTCATAGTAAACATCAAAGCGTCTTGCCCACAGTTTCCAGGATGGTTTCCAGTTGTTGGTGATCTTGTTTGATTCATAAATTGATGTAATCCAGCACAATCTGTTTTGTCTCGGCATTTATTTTTTGTTCAACATGATCAAAAAAATTATTGTAGAACCAGTTGTAGTTAAAGTCAACAATGGATTGTAACTGATTCAAGTTCGTACTGTCAACAGAATTGATGATGTCCAATAGTCTAAAGTTATCATCAAGATCGTCGAGATTGGCCCAATCAAAATTTGATTGAAACCCCAGGCAAGACAATCTATGGTGACTTTTTCGTTGTCCCAGCACAGCAAAAGGAGTGCCAGTGACCAACGGCTTGATAGACTTTTCTGTCAGGTAAGGTCTCGGAAAATTTTCTAAAGTAAGATAAATGGATTCAGCACACCAGTGAAATTGACTGTCAGTATAGGTAGGTAAATCCACTTCCCACCCACGATTCAAAGATTTATCATGGATGTTGGAGCCGATGGACACAGGAGCATTGTCAAATAATTGTTGTATTTTCTCTTGCAGACTGTCAGAAAGATCAATATTGTGTATCAACCGATAACAAGCAAAAAAGTCTGATTCAGAAATTTCAGGGCTTGACTTTTTTTGATAACTGTATAACAGATCAGGGTATAAAAGTTTCAATTGAGCCAATGCGATAATTTTGTGTACTGCAAGTCTACCAATCATGATGCTGTGCTGATGAGATCTAGATATCAAAGGACTGTACGCAGTCTTGGCATAGAGTCTGACGTAGTGATGTAAATGCTCAATGTAGAACTTTTTAAAGTTACTGAGTTCAAAATTGGTGCAGTCCAATGATGAAAGCAGTATCAATTTTTTATTTGCCAGCTGATTATTTATTTTCTCCAAAAAATCAGTATGCATGAATTCACCAAAATACCCAAAAATATAAGTATCGTAATTGTCAGGAATGTCAGTGTTAAACCAGTTTAGATTATCACCAATCCAAATTTTATCAGGCTGTTTGGCTTTTTTTAAAAATGCCAATAGGTCGTTGATGGTACGGTTGTTGTAACCATAGTTGCTCAATGCACCTGTATAGATGTTTTCTTGTGATTTAGATATCATAGAACATGTTTTGAAATTTTTGTGCGATTGGTATAAGGTCAGAAGTCTTGACAGAAAAATAACTATCTAATACTGGAAACAGGTGTTGCTCAGCAAATGCCAAATGACTCAATGAAGGCGGATGTCCTTTGATCTTTGAGTGAAACCATTCAAGATCGTTTAAATCACAGTATCCAATTAGGCCAGGTTGATAAATTCCAGACCAGTCAATTTGACCCATATAACTCTTGCATAAATCGTTATCTATTAGAGATTTATAGGTTAGATCTTGATGATTGATATCTTGTTCCAAACAATTCAAAACAGGACTATCAAATAATATCACACAAGGTATGTGCTTAAATTTACAAAATTGTTGTAAGCAATAGATATTCTGCAAGGTTTTAAATGCAAAATAGTCATGGCTGTAGTAATGTTTTTTAAAGTGTTCTTTGGCACCAGGAAACCAAGAACCTGTGGACCAAAATCCTCCGATAGAAATTGACCCTTGAAGATTTCTCACAGGATGTTTTTCATGTGCAATGATACGCATGCATTCTGCATAATCTTGCACATACCAATCCCACTTGTCAATATTGGTTAACATTGCAATTACAAAAGGATTGTCGTGCTCTTGACATTTTTGTATGGTAGAATTTATTATAAATTCGTTTCCTACACCTCGATAGGAATTTTCCACTGGATTTTGTATGCGGTATCTTTCAATCACAAAATCTTTCCAGGTATACCAGGGCGAGTTGGTAATACTGGCACCCGAAAAAACAACAGAATATTTCATGCAACTAACTCTTGAATTTTATCATGTACTTTTTCAAGCACAATTTGATTGCCTTCGGCATTGTAATGATTTGCTGTTCCGGGATATTTTTTCCACACGTCGCTAAAATCTATCATGTGTTCGTAGTTGCAAGGTAGGTTTTTTTCAATGTGACATATGTGTATAGACGGGATTGATTTTAGATGTTGATCAATTTCTTGTCCAATCAGCCGATGAATATCTTGAGCATAGTTCATGTCAAAATAGTTTTCAAAAAAATCTATCAGGGTATCTACCCTGTGAGACTTTATATCTTCATAAATTGCATCACAATTTTGATGGCGACCGGTCTTGTGTACAGGATGTTGTCTTATAGCGACTCGATACGGACTTGTATGGCTCACCAAAACACAATCAAATTTCGATAAATCGGCTGTGACTAACTGTTGCCAAACACGATACTCACTGCATCCAGCCTGTGCCAGATTGGTAACTTCGAAAGATTTGGCCAATAATTCTGGCCAACCCGCAGTTTGAATATATTCTTGCACCTTGGCAGCAAAACTGTCGCCAGCAATTAGTATTCGCAGAGACTTCAAAGCGTCTTGCCCACCGTTTCCAAGATGGTTTCCAACTGCTCGTGATCTTGTTTGGCTCGACCAAATTCAGCCTTGTGTGCCAGTTTGATGGCTTTTTTCAGCACAGCAGGTTTGATCTCCAGTTCTTCGGCTATGGCCTTGATGGTATCATTGAGTCCCGCCGACAGTGTGTCCACTTCGTGCATGACCTGCATGCCTTCGTTGATGATCTGTGTGAGCTTGATCTTCTGTTCGCCGTTGAATGTTTTCATTGTGTATCTCCAGTAAAAACACAGTATAACAACTGTGTGGCACAATCACAAGACTTTTCGGCTAACTCAACGGTGATTCACGATCTGGGCCATGAGTGCTCTACGAGCAGCACGGCTTTCGTCCACCTGTTTGGCATCGTTGTCAAACTGTTTCTTTGTGGCTTTGACGATACCGCCGAAACGCTTGTCACCGCGTTTGAAATCACCCTCTTGATCGGCTTTTTTTGCATCAGCAGCAGCGGCTGTTTTGTATTGAGCCAATTTCTCAGTGCTGAGTTCGTTGATCTGATTTTGTTTGGCAGCAATCTTGGAAAGGTTGTCGCCGGGTTGCACCAAGTAGATGGTGCCATTGGGCATGTTCAATTGCATCCTGGGTCGTATCACGTTGGGGTTGGAGCCAATGGTGGCCTTGTTGAGAGCATAGATGGTTTTCCAGTCCACTTTCTGTTTGGCAGCAGCAGCCGGTGCGTTTTGTTGTGCTGCATATGCACGGGCACGGTCTCTGGTGGCGTTATCGATGTTACGATTAGCACCAGATCCATCTGCTGGCACCTGACTCTGGGTGGTTCGATCAAATTTATATTTACTCTTGGGACTCAGATCCAATGCCGGTGTATCTGCCGACTTCAAGGTCCTTGACTGAGGATCATATATCAAATTAGGTAATGCACTGGTTGCTGCGGCTGGTCCGCTGCCATATCTAGCAGGATCTTCATCTTTTTCTACATATCTCCAACCTGCTGGTGCAGTGAAACGATTGTCTTGTTGGCTCGGTGTGAGTGCTGATATGAATGCGTTGGTAGCTGCGTCATTGGGTTCAACAGGCTTACCCATCCGGAACATGCCAAGTTCAGGTTCGTTCTGGGTTTCGTAACCAGTTTGGTCATCGCCCACAAGTCCGTCTCGGAAATCAAAATCTTTTTTGCCCAAGCGACTGATTCCAGCCTCATCCACTCTTTTCATGTCTGCACGGATTGCAGCCTTGGCCTTGCCGTATTTTTTCATGAACTCAGCGTCTGCCATTGTTTTGAGATCGTCAGCCAATTCTTTCACACGGCCTTCCTGGACCATGGCTGTTTGAAGTTTTTTCATCAGTGGATCCATACCAATGCTGCCTGTTGTGTCATCCCATTCGCTGGGCGCAGATTTGACTTTTTTCATCCATTCAGCCCGATCTCCCACGAGCCTACCAGCGTCAGCTGGAAATTGTGGAGGAACACCATGTATACGAGCAGATCCACTTTGCATTGCTTTATCCCATTGCTCAGGATTCCTTGCTCTTAGAGAATCAAGTTTGTTTTTGGCAGCAGCAACCGCAGATTGTCCGGCCATTTTTGCCATCTTGATTCCCGGGGCAGTTCTAGCTAATTCCGCAGGACTTATTGAGTAACCCCCTTGGCCTTCCTTGACATCTTTTTTCTTGTCATCTTTTTTAGCCATTGATTTGGAAAGCGCATCGAGCGCGTGTTTGACCATTTTTTCTTTTGTTATTGGCTTTGCTATTTTCTCTGGACCCTCACGAGGACCGGTATCACGGCCTGGGGGAGTTTGTGATTTGTCCATCTCTGTGACATCTTTTTTATCTTTGTTACGGTTGCGGCCAGCTAGGGCATCTAGTTGTTCTTTAGATAGTTTGTCAATCCAATTAGGATCATTGTATGGTTGCGGCTTTTTGGTTACAGAGCCTCTTGTCGCTGTGTTCTTGGCTGCACGGCGTCTTTTCATGTAATCTGCGTTGTCTCGATCAGTGGATCCTGAACCTTGATCAGCAAACACTTCATCAATCTGCTGGCCTTTGGTAGCAGATTCAATGTAAATGGTCTTATGTATCTTATGTTTAGTCTTCTTTTGCCCGGTTGCTGTCGCCGCCACATCTTGCGAATAATCCATGTCATTATCTATATCTAGATCATCTTGTGTCACACCAGCGATGTCTAGGGCTGTTTCCCATAATTCGTATGCATCGTCGGGCGAAAGACTACGCAGAGCCATTCGTATTTGTTTTGCTACCGGGGTCTTAAACCCACGGCCGATCTCTTTCAAAGTGGCATATAGTTCGCGGGGATCGTCCACCGAGTGATACTGCAATGCATCAATAAGTTCATCTTTTGCAGGATCACTCAAGCCCTCCGCCACACCTTGTGGTTCTTTAGGATAACTGTATCCATCAATTTCGTAGAAGTTGTCTAGTGCTTCAATTTTGGCCACAGCCCTTTGTAATTTTTGCTCTGAGCTAGTCCAATATTCTCGAGTGG